CCCTGGTGGGAGGAAGAGCGCTACTACTGAGCCTCGGTTCTCCCCCGGCGCTCAGCCCTCGATCATGTCGAGATAAGCGACGACATCGTCATGCGTGGCAATCCAGAGTCCGTCTTGGATCTGTGATGGCTGCCCGGCCGCGATCAGCAGTGCCTCGGCCAGCCGCCCGTAGAAGAGCGTGCGCGCCACCGGGTCGCCATCATCGAGATAGTAGAGCCGGACGCCCGACGAATCTGCCGTAGTGCGCATTGGGGTGGGGCAACTCCTGTTGGTTCTGCATCATGGACCGGCAGCAACGTTGGCACCACGGAAAAAAATCACCTATCTGGCACTTTTTGATTGACAAGCGTCACGCTTTTGGATAGAGAAAGTCCACGCTTCAGAAATCCGCCAAGAAAAAAGGCGCTCCGGAACTCCGGGGCGCCTTTGCTTTTGGCGACCGGCAGGGAGGATGCGATGCCGTACAGCACAAGAGCCTGGTCGGTGGCGATGCGCAAGCAGTTCATCACCAAGCTGACCGAAACCGGCAGTCTGGAGGCGTCGGCAGCGGCGATAGGGCAGAGCCTCGCCGCCGTCTATGCGATGCGCGATCGCTCGCCGGTGCTGGCAGAGGAATGGCGGCGCGCGCTCGGCATCGCCTGGGAACAGGTGGAGATGCGGATGCTGTCGACCCTGCTGAAAGGCGATGCCGATGATATCAACCCCAGGACCGCGCTGGAAATGCTCAAGCGCCGGCCGGTGGCGACGGCAAGGCCGTTGCTGACCATCGATGCCGGCAAGATCGCTGCGGTGCGGGACGATATCCGGGCGCTGTCGCCGCCGACCAAATGATCCCCCCTCATTGCGGAGGCGCAATTTCATGGCAGACCGCCGGAAGAATGACGCGCGCCCGGGAACAATCGCCGACACTTGGGAGGCGGCAACGCCGGCCGGGCGCGCGGGGGTGCGAAAACAGCATGGCCCGGCGGCGCTCGATGCGACCCTGGCCTGGGCCGGCAGCTTGCGCACCGCGCAGCTGCCCCCGCCCGGCGATTGGCAGATCTGGGCGATCCTGGCGGGGCGCGGCTTCGGCAAGACCCGCGCCGGGGCGGAATGGGTGCATGCGCTCGCTGCGGTTCCGGGGCGGCGTTTTGCTCTTGTCGGCACCAGCCTCGATATTGCCCGCGCCGTGATGGTGGAGGGCGAATCGGGCCTGCTGGCGCGGGTGCCGCCGGGCGGCGATGTCACATTTGTCCCCAGCCTGCGGCAGTTGACCTGGGCCAATGGTTCGCAGGCGCGGCTCTATTCGGGGGGCGAACCCGACGCACTGCGCGGCGGCCAGTTCGATTTTGCCTGGGGCGATGAATTCGCGCATTGGCCGCGCGCCGAAGCGACGCTGATGAACCTGCGGCTGGCGACGCGGCTGGGGGTGCATCCCCAGCTGCTGCTGACGACGACACCGCTGCCGATCGCCTGGCTGAAGGCGCTGCTCGCCGAGCCCGGTGTGGTGGTGACGCGCGGTGCGATGCATGACAATGCCGCCAATCTGGCGCCCAGCTTTCTCGCCGGGCTGCAACGGCGCTACGGCGGCACCGCCGTCGGACGCCAGGAACTGGGCGGCGAAATCATCGATGATCTGCAGGACGCACTGTGGACGCGGGCGCTCTTGGAACGCCAGCGTCGCACCGAACTGCCGCAGCTGGTGCGCATCATCATCGGCGTCGATCCGCCGGCGGGGGGCGCGCAGGGAGTATGCGGCATCGTCGCGGTCGGGTTGACGGCAGATGGGCAAGGCCATGTCCTCGCCGATGCCAGTGTCGCCCGCGCCCGGCCCGAAGCCTGGGCGCGCGCCGTGGTCGATACGGCGCTGTATTGGGCCGCCGACCGGGTGATTGCCGAGGTCAACAACGGCGGCGACATGGTGACGGCGATGCTCAGATCGATCAATACGGCGCTGCCGGTCACCGAAGTCCGCGCTTCACGCGGCAAGGTGGCCCGCGCCGAACCCGTCGCCAGCCTCTATGGCGAAGGCCGCGTGTGCCATATCGGTGTTTTTCCCGATCTGGAAGACCAGCTTTGCGGTTTCCTGAGCAGCGGGGTCTATGCCGGGCCGGGCAAGTCTCCCGACCGCGCCGATGCGCTGGTCTGGGCGCTGACGGCGCTGATGCTGGGGGATCGGCCGGCGGCACCGGGGGTGCGGGCATTATAGCCTTTTCGCTTCCCGCAAGAGCGGGCGAGACGGCCGGAAATACCATAGATGTGCAGGAGAAGCCGATGAAACTGCCTTTCTGGCGGACCAAAGCTGCTGCGCCGGCGCCGCGCGTTCCATCCTGGGCGATGCCCTGGCAGGGGGGCGAGGTGCCGCGCAGCTACGAGGCGCAGGTGCGCGACAGTTTCCTCGCCAATCCGGTGGCGGCGCGGGCGATCCGGCTGGTGGCGGAAGGGGCCGGAGGTGCGCCGCTGGTATCGAACCCGCCCGGCCATCCGGCGCTGGCGTTGCTGGCGAGTGCCGGTTTCGGCGCGTCGGGGCCGGGCCTCATGGAAACGCTGGCGGCGCAGTTGCTGCTGCACGGCAATGCCTATGTCGAGGCGGCGGTGGGGCCCGATGGCCTGCCGGCCGCGTTGTTTGCCTTGCGGCCCGAGCGCGTGACGGTCGAATCGGACAGTCGTGGCTGGCCGACGGGCTATCTCTATCGCGCCGGCGACATGCTCACGCGCTATCCGGCGGACACCATCGGCGATCGCGCCGAGTTGCTGCACATCCGTGGCTTTCATCCGCTCGATGATCATTATGGCGCCGGTTGCCTGGGCGCGGCGTCGGGGGCGGTGGCGGTGCATAATGCCGCGGCGCAGTGGAACCGGGCGCTGCTCGACAATGCGGCGCGACCGTCGGGCGCGCTGGTCTATCAGCCCGGCGACGGCTCGGCGCTGAGCGGCGAGCAGTTCGACCGGTTGAAGGCCGAAATGGAGGCGGCGTTCAGCGGCGCCGCCAATGCCGGGCGGCCGATGCTGCTTGATGGGGGGCTGAACTGGCAACCGCTCAGCCTGACGCCGGCGGAAATGGATTTTGCCCGGGCGCGCGACACCGCGGCGCGCGAGATTGCACTGGCGTTCGGGGTGCCGCCGCTGCTGCTCGGCCTGCCCGGTGATGCGACCTATGCCAATTACAAGGAAGCCAATGTCGCGCTGTGGCGGCTGACGCTGCTGCCGCTGACGGCGCGGATCCTGTCGGCGCTGTCGGCGCATCTGCAGCATTGGTGGCCGGGGCTGGTGCTGAGTGTCGACCGCGATGCGGTGCCGGCGCTGTCGGAAGACCGGGAACGGCTGTGGTCGCAGGTGTCGGCGGCGGATTTTCTCACCGATCTGGAAAAGCGGGCGCTGCTCGGGCTGGAGGCTGGCCGATGACGACGATGCTGGAACGGCTGGTCGCCCAGGCCGAAGCCGAGGGCGCGACGCGGGTGACGCTGCGCGCGCTGGTGGAAGAAGCCTGCGAGACCGGCGCGGCACGGGCGCTGCGCACGCTGGGCCTGATGGATGACAAGGCGGGGACTGACATCGTCGAGTTGCGCCAGCTGATCCAGGGCTGGCGCGACGCCAAGAAGTCCGCGCTGACCGCGGTGATCGCCTGGAGCGTGCGCACCGCAGTAGCGCTGCTGTTGATCGGGCTGGCCTATCGGCTCGACCTGATCACGCGTCTCAAGCATTAGGACCGCCGCCATGACCGACCTGCGTATCGCTGGCTATGCCAGTGTTTTCGGCGTGCCCGACAGCGGTGGCGACATCGTGTTGCCGGGCGCCTTTGCCGATGCCGGCAGCGGCACGCCGCTGTTGTGGCAACATGACAGCAAGGAACCCGTGGGGTTCGTTGAATCGTTGCGGGAAGATGGCCGCGGCCTGCGCGTCGTGGCGCGCATCGTGGCCTCCGGGCGCGGCGAACAGGCAGCCCGGCTGGTCGCTGCCGGCGCCATCGACGGGCTGTCCTTTGGCTATCGCGTCAAGGAGTCGCGGCCCGACCGGGCGCGCGGCCTGCGCCAGCTCGCCCGGCTCGACCTGCTTGAAGTGTCGCTGGTGACTTTCCCGATGCAGCCGCTGGCACGGGTGCTCGGTTTTTCGACTTTGCCAGAAGGAGATGTTGCATGACCTATGAAACCAAGGCGGACGCGATTGAAACCGTGTTCGACACCGTAGCGGCGAGCGAGAATGGCGCCGAAATCACGGCGCTGCGCGCCGAAATGGCGCGGCTGTCGTCGCTGGTGACGGCGCGCGGCGTGGCACGCCCGGCGCTGGCCGGGGCCAAGGCCGATACCGCGACGCCGGATTTTGCCGAACGCTATCTGCGCCACGGCACGTTGCCGGGTGACGGCAGCAAGGCGGCGAGCATCGGCGTCGGTCCCAAGGGCGGGGTGGCGGTACCGGTCGAGATCGACACGGTGATCGACCGTGTGCTGCGCAGCGCATCGCCGATCCGCAGCATTGCCCAGGTCGTCGATGTCGGCTCGGCGAATTACCGCAAGCTGATCACCACCAGCGGCGTCGTGTCGGGCTGGGTGAGCGAGACCGGCGCGCGCGCCGAAACCGAAACGCCCGACTTTGCCGAAATCGCCCCGCCGATGGGCGAGCTCTATGCCAATCCGGCGGCGAGCCAGGCGATGCTCGACGATGCGTTCTTCGATGTCGAAGCCTGGCTGGGCGGCGAGATCGGCCGCGAATTCGCGCGGGCCGAGGGCGTGGCCTTCGTCACCGGCGATGGCGTCAACAAGCCGCGCGGTTTCCTCGCGGCACCGAACAGCACCGCCGATGATGCGACACGGGCCTTCGGTACGCTGCAGACCATCGCTTCGGGGGCCGCCGGCGGCTTTGCCGCGAGCAACCCGCAGGACCGGCTCATCGATCTCGTCCATGCGCTCGCCACCCCCTATCGTCAGGGCGCGGTATTCGTGATGAATTCGGCGACGCTGGCCCGCGTCCGCAAGTTCAAGGACGCGAGCGGTGCCTTTCTGTGGCAGCCGGCGCTGACGGCGGACCAGCCGGCGACCCTGCTCGGCTATCCCGTCGTCGAAGCCGCCGCCATGCCCGATGTCGCGCTCGACAGCCTGTCGGTCGCCTTTGGCAATTTCCAGGCGGGCTATCTCATCGCCCAGCGCCGCGAGACGGTGGTGCTGCGCGATCCCTTCTCGAACAAGCCCTTCGTGCATTTCTATGCCACCAAGCGCGTCGGCGGCGCCGTCATCGACAGCCGGGCCATCAAGCTGATGAAATTCAGCGCCTGATGCCGCTTCCGGGCCGGCACCGCAGGCGTGCCGGCCCGGCATCTTTCCCCGATCGAGATGAGGTCGCCATGCGCAATTCCGCATCATGGGCGCCTGCGGGCGCGTGCGCCGGAGGGCAGGGCTGATGGCGACAGGTGATATCATCGCGTTCCAGATATTGGGCGCCGGCACCTTGCCCAATGGGGGCAATATCGATGGCAATGGTGTCATCGCGCGCATCCGGCTCGAAGGGCTGGCGGGCAATATCGGCGGCAGCTACGACCTGTCGAAACTGACCGGCAGCGGCGCCAGCCCGGGCTGGAACCGCGCCAGGGTCTACAGCGCCGCCAACGTCACCCGCGCCGTGGCGCTGACGGAAAAGATCATCCGCCGTCCGTTCCCCAATGAGGCGCTGCGCATCGAACAGGCGGTCGGCAGCGACCTCGACATCTATGCCTGTCTGACAGAGGAATGGTTCGTCAGCGATACGCTGTCGAGCGTCAGCATCGCGGCGGGGTTCTATGCCGGCTGCACCGTATCCACCCTCACCGGCGCGGGCCTGACCAACAGCAGCAGCCGCGCCTATCGGATGCCGCAGATCAATTGGGTCGGGCTCGAGCCATGGCGGCGGATGACCGGCAGTGGCCTGACCGTCGAGGCCATCATCGATCACCACAATGCCCGCGATGGCCAGCCCGTTGCCGCTGTGGATTTCTATGTCAGCCGGTCGGGCGCCACCTCGATGGCTTCGACCAGTGCGATGGTGCTGTCGGATGAAATCACGACGCCCTATCGGCCCGGCGTTTTTCGCGCGACGGTGCCAATCGGCAACCTGACGCAAGGCGAGGGCGATCTGGGCGCGACGATCTATCCATGGGTCGGCACCGCGACTTGGGACACCAACAGCGCCGATTTCGACACTTTCCCCTGCACCGGAACGCCGAAACTATATCCGGTCAATATCGACACCGATGGCAGCTATGCCCGGGCGGGTGCCTATGTCTCGCACACCGGCGTGCAAATCGGCACGCCGTCGATCGGCTTGCTGTCGGCAATGGGGGCCTATGTCCCGGGCACGACGCCAGCCTATGCCGATATCAAGGCGGTGGCCGATGCGGCGCGCGCCTGGAACAACAATGCTGCCAATCGCGCCCGCGTCCATGACGACATGGCCGGTATATTCGCGGTTGTTCCTTCGGGCGTGCAAATCGGCACCTGGGGAACCGCGGCTTTGAACAACCAGACGACATATCCCCCCGGCCTTGGTTATTTCGGTATCACAAGCCAGGCCGGGGCGTCGCGCAGCAATACCGGATTGACGACCAATGCCCGCGCGCACCCCTCGCGCACGATGCTTGACAACCTTGGCATCTTCCCCGGCGCGGCAGGCAGTGTGGCCCATACCGTCACCGATGGCAGCGGCGCCGGCGCCACGACCACGCAGCCGACAAAGGCGGCAGCCGTCTATCTGGTCGTGCGCGATTGCAGCGGCACCGGCAACAATGACAACATCAATCAGGTGTTCTCGCGCCCGGGCTATCGCTGGCTGCACCGCAACAATTTCACCGCCTTTGGTGACGATGTGATCATCAACAACGCCAGCCTGTTCGCCGGGCTGGTGCAGTTGCACGGCTGCACGATCGACAATTCGGCGAACAGCAGGCGGGCGGATTGCAACAGCGCATCGGTGATCGGCTGCCATTTGCCGCGCTGCACGCTGGTGTCGCTGCCGGCGGGCGCGTCTCCCGAAATCAAGGGCCGCATGGTTCATAATGTCCGCATCGACAGCGATGATGCCGGAACGGCGGGCGTCATGGTTCTGGCAGGCCATTTGCGCGCTATCGGCGTACGCGGCGAAAGTTGGGTGAATGTGCTCTTGCGCAAGGTTCGAACCGGGGCAGCGGCGGGTAGTCTCGGGTCTGGTGAAAGCCCGTCTTTCCAGATCAGTTCGGATTTTGCGCCCGGCAACATCGACCAGCCTGCCATCACCAATATCAACCGCGCCTATTTGAGCATGGCCGGTGCGCGCGCCAATGGCCCGTATCAGGAAGCCGGGACATTGCGCATCGTCAAGGAAGTCCGCGACATCGGTATTGCCGCATCGCAGTTGAACACGAAGGGCGATTTGTTTCCGGGTGCTGGTGGCGCATCGGGCAACCGCACCGGAACCTTTGCCTATCGCTTCGGCAACGCGCGCTTCGGCATTGTTTCGGGTGACAATGGTGCCAACAACGAGGCCGGGACCAGCCCGACCGCCTGGAATGGTGACGCCATGGCGCCGCTGTCCCAGGTCAATGCCGGCTATGGCAATCTGTGGGTCAACGACACGTCGTTGGCGGTCGGTAACAACTATGC